ACGGCGGCACCCTGGCCTCTGTGGTAGCCAACACGACCGCCGAGCTGACCCTCACCGAAGCTGGCATCGCGGCGGCCGATGTGATCGTGGGGATTTCCAAACCCACGTTGCAGGCGGGTCTTGCCGTGTCCGGCGGACGCGTCTCGGCGGCTTCGACCATCAAGGCTCTGTTCGTCAACGCGACGGCGGGCAACCTGACCCCGACCGCCTCGGAAATCTACAACGTCACCACCCTGAAACCGGCGAATCCGGCTGTGGCGTCGGTCTTCACCGCCACCGTTACCCCTGGCTCTGTCGCCGCCAATACCACGGCGGAGCAGACTTTCTCGGTGACGGGCATCACCTCCGGCCAGCCGGTCATGGCGGTTCCGAACTACAACCTGTCGCAGCCCTTGGGCATCGGCATGGCTGGCGTTCGCGCTTCCGCCACCAACCAGATCGCCATCAACTTCGTCAACGCGACGGGTGCGACGATCACTCCCCCGTCCGGCACGTGGACCGTGGTGCAGATCAACCAGACTCTGCCCACCGCCGGCAACTTCGTCCAGTTGCTGGTTACCCCGCTGCAAACCTTCACCAACAGCCTTGTATCCGCTCTGCGCTCGGCGGCTGTGGCTCTGGGTCTGATCCAGGGCTCGTAATCCGCAGCCGGCGCTAGTGCGCGGACTGGCGTCTCCTACGTGTTGGCCCGAGCGTACCGGTGAGCGGATCGGGCCACCCTTTCAACATCATCGATAGGAGAAGTCGATGGACAATTATCTGTGCCACAAGCGCGTCAAAGCGGCACGCATTACCGATGTTCAAACCGGGCCTGTCGCCCCGCAATTTGGTAGCCATGGTGTCACTCGCCTCGTCTACGGAGATGCAAGCATCGACGGAGAAGAAGCTACCAAGATGTGCCTGCGAGGCACCCCCAATGTAGGGGATTACCTCGTGGAATATGAGGACGGCTATCGTTCGGTCAGTCCGAAAAAGGCATTTGAGGAAGGCTATTCACTTCTCGAACGGCAAGAATCTAATGTCCTGTCTTTCGGCGCCTCATTAGGCGCTGGTTCGCGGCAGGGGTTCATTGCTCCGTATGACAGCCTTGGCATGACAGTCCGCGTGACGGCGCTGCAAAACGCGCTGAACCACCATGCGGCGAGACAGTCCGACGTGGAAACAGTTCTGGGCGATGCGGCGAAGATCGAAGCCTACCTCAAAGGTGGTTCGAATGATTAAGACCAAGAAACAGAAATCCCCCTTTGAGGGGATGCACGTCGTATTCCTGACCCCGACCTTGAGCAAGTGCCCCGCCAGCGAGTTCGCAAACTCCATGCGCGACACGGCTGTCTATCTCAGGGAATTAGGCATCCGCCATACCTGGCTGAGCTTTGGCGGCTGGCCCTATCTCGACGATGTGCGCAATCGTCTTCTAACCCGCGCGTTCGACGGCTTTCCCGATGCCACGGATTTCTTCTGGCTGGATGACGATATCGGGTGGTCCGCTGAGGATGTGGTCCGCGTCCTGATCCGTCCTGAAGAGGTGGTGGCCGGGATCTATCCCAAGAAAGAGCCCAAGATCAATTTCCCCTGCACTATGCTGAAGGACGCCGACACGGGCGACTTCATCCGCCATGAGGGTATGCTGGCCGCCGACATGGTTCCCACGGGGTTCTTGCGCTTCAAGCGTTCCGTGGTCGAGAAGATGAAGGACCTCCGCCCCCGGTACTTGAGCATCATCTCCGGTCAGAATGTCGAGGTCATCAATTTCTTCCGCACCGGTCCGCTGTGGCCGGATCGCGTCTGGTACGGCGAAGACCCGGCCTTCTGCCGCGAGTGGCGAGAACTCGGCGGGGATATCTGGGTCATTCCAGACATCAAATTCACGCACCGGGGAACAAACCTTTGGTCCGCCACCATGTCGGATCACCTCGAAGGATTTCTGTCCCCCGCGCAAAAGGAAGCCGCAGAATGAGCGAATATCCGCTTGAAATGCATCACCCCTCTTTCAGCGCCGGCACGCCGGCTGTGTTCGCCGTCCCCAACGACGGAAGCGGACAGCAGGCGGGAACCATGCTCAAGAAAGGTGTTCCCGGTCGATTTCCCCCGGTGACGGTTGTTTCCGAGAAGGACGAGGAATATCACCGCGCCCAAGGCTATCTGGCCAAAGGCGAGACGCCGGTTCATGTACAGGGCTTCCACCAGTATCCCAAGATGCTGGTTCACCCTGATCATGTTCCCGGCACGCCCGATGAAATCCACGCCGAACCTCGGGAAGAGGGAAAGCCCCTGAAAACCTACATGGTCAAGGGCACTCCCGAGAAATTCCCGCCTGTGACCGTGAATTCGCCCGAAGAAGAGGCCGAGTGGAACGCCAAGGGCTACCACATGCCCAAGCTGCCCGATCCCACGGCTTTCCAGCGCTCCCGCTCCGTACCCTACGATCCGCACCGCACCGTCAACGGCTATCCGCGTTGGGAAAACGGCGTGTTGGTCAATGACCCGGCCCTTGGAAATTCCGGGGTCAAGGAATATCCGAAGTGGGTTCGCGCCCGCGAGGCCACCGAGGGCGATGACGGCATGGTGTTGGTCAACTCCGCCAAAGAAGAGTTCGAGCTTCTGGAAGCCGGGGAATTCACCGACGCCAAGGTTCAATACATGATCGGCGAGCGCCGGCACCTGTCGGAGATCGGAGACGAAGCGGGTGTCGAGCGTATCGAGAAGATGCTGGCCGACGCCGGAATCCAGATCAAGGACCGTCCTCATGGCACGGTGTGGACGCGGGTCGAGAAGACCGAGGAGCCCGCGCCCGAGACTGACGAACGCGCGGCACTGATCGCTGAAGCCGAGGCCAAGGGCGTGAAGATCGACAAGCGCTGGAACGTCGAGAAGCTGCGCGCCGCTCTGGAGAGTCAGGCGGCGTAAGTGAGCCTTCATGCTCAAGACATCATCCTAAATTCCTTCGTCTTGATCGGGGTTTACTCCCCGGTCCAGACGTTGAGCGCTACCGATGGCGCCTATGGGCTACAGCAACTCAACACGATCATCGACAAGTGGCAGGATGAAGGGCTGTACTGTCAGCAGCTTATCTCGCGCACGCTGACGATTTCGAACGCCAAGGCGTCCTACACGATCGCGCCGAACGGGTCTCCATCTCTCACCGCGCCGCGCCCCAATGCCGTGGAGATGGGGCCGGGAATGGCCTCCTGTACGCCTTCGGGCGGGAGTGCTTCACCGGTCAATGTGGTCTCCGCTGTTGAGTGGGAAATGATCCAGGCGATCGGAGCGGGCACCGGCACGCCGGATACAATGTTCTACGACCCGCAATATCCGGCAGGCGTGATCAACCTTGCGCCGACGCCGAATAACAGCGGGACTGTCACATTCAACGCGCTTCAGGTGCTCTCTGCCTTCGCGGACCTGTCCAGCACATCCTACACCCTCGCCAACGGCGTACAGGACGCTCTACAGACCAATCTCGGCCTATCCCTGATGCCATCCTATGCCGGCACCCGTCCGATGAGCCCCAGGCTTGCCACGGACGCCGCCGACGCCAAGAACTTCCTGCGCTACGGAAATGGAAATCTGGTCAGTCGCACCATGCTCAACCGCCGCATGATCTCCACCGGGCGTCAACCCGCGCCGGCCGAAGCAACCAAAGGTGACGCATGACCACTGCGCGGGATCTCATTCAAGGCGCTTTGGAGAAGATCCAAGTCTATGCCACCGGAGAGCAGGCCAGCAATCCCGATATCGCTCGTGGATTCTCCGAGCTGAATTCCATGCTCGATAGCTGGTCGAATGAAAACCTGACCTGCTACGCCATCCTTGAGCAAACCGGGACCATCCTGCCGGGAATCTCATCCTACACCATCGGGCCGGGCGGCACGTTCAACATGACCCGCCCCTTGAAGATCCTGGATGGCCCAGGTAGATGCTACATCGTCGATCAGTACGGCAACAAATATCCGATCAGTGTGGTGACGCAGGATCAATGGAACCTGATCACCCAGCCTTTCACTACCTCGGATCTGCCATCGACACTGTTCTATGATCCGCAATACCCGCTCGGGATCATCAACATCTATCCCACGCCGTATCAGTCCTTCCCGCTCTATTGGGACAGTTATCTTGCACTTGCGGAGTTCGCCAGCCTTTCAGGTGTCCTGACTCTTCCTCCGGGGTATGAGAAGGCCATCCGCGACAATCTGGCCGTGGAGTTGGCTCCGTATTATCCCAGCGCGCAACTGACCCCGGCGCTGATCCGAGGAGCGGCCAAGGCGAAGGCGAACGTCAAGCGCACGAATATCCGCTCCCTGTTGGCCTATTACGATCCTGAGATCGTCTCCAAGGCGCGCGGGGCTTGGGATATCTACACGAATTCTTACAATCGCTAAGATTGGTAGATTAATTGACCAAATGTCCTTTCCTCGGCGGATATGGAGTTGGGCGGTCCACAAACGCCGCCGATAGCCAACTCGTCAATCTCTACCTTGAGTTCATCGACAGCGGGGAGGGGAAGGAGCCGGCGGTCTTCTATATGACCCCTGGCCTGACCCAGCTTGTGACCGTGGGGGCGGGACCGATCTCCGCTTTCAGCGTCATGGGCAACACGCTCTATGTTGTGTCAAACGGAATTCTCTATTCCGTCTCGCCAAGCTTGACCGTTACAAGCCTGGGAAGCGTCGGCGGTGTCGGCGTTCTGTCGATCATCAACAATGGAACCCAGTTGATGACGGTGAACGGCACCCAGGCTTTTCTCTATGGTCCGACCTATGCGGTTCAGACCATCACGGTCAATCAGGGCGGATCTGGGTATACGGCTCCCACCATCAGCTTTACCGGGGGCGGGGGATCTGGCGGCGCGACAGCAACCGCGACATTGCTTGGAAGCATCGCCTCCGTCACTGTGACTAATGGTGGTGTGTTCGCCTCTACGCCGACAATTTCTTTCTCAGGCGGTGCGGGATCTGGCGCGGCGGCTTACGCAACGATGAGTTCGACCGGATCGGTTACGTCGATCGCGGTTACCTCTGGCGGAACGGGGTATAGTGGATCTGTTACGGTTACACTGGTCGGCGGGGGCGGAAGTGGGGCAACGGCAACCGCAACGGTCTCGGGTGGAGTTGTAACCGCCCTCAATGTAACGGCAGGCGGATCTGGATACACCACAGCCCCGACCGTGACCATCACCAATGCGACCGGAAGCGGGGCGGGTGGCCAGCCGGTCCTTGGGTTCGCTATCTCCACGATTCAGGTGACGAACGGCGGCGCCAATTACACCAGCGCTCCGACCGTCAACGTAACCGGGGGCGGGCAGACCAGCGCTCCGACCCTGACGGCGGTTGTGAGCTATGCGATTTCCGCGATCAATGTAACGGCGGGCGGGGCCTACAATTCCGCCCCTACTGTGGTCATTACCGACGCCACGGGGACCGGCGCGACCGCCACAGCCAACCTCTCGACCACCAACCTTGGAAACACGATTTCCTCGGTCACTCTGCCATTCTCCTTCCCCTATGACTTGTCGTACCAAGACGGTTTTGGGCTGGGGATTGGGATCAACTCGAACAACGTCTATCAGTCCAACCTCTTGGACCTGTCCACCTGGAATTCGCTCAATTTCTCACAAGCTGACTCCACTCCGACCTACAATGTGGGGATCTATGAGAAGCAGCGGGAACAGTGGATCTTCAAGTCGGATTGCATTGAAGTCTGGGTCAATGTCGGTGCCAGCGGCTTTGCGTTTCAGCGCCTTCAAGGTGTTTTTATCGAATATGGATGTGCCGCCCCCTTCACCATTGCCAAGCTCGGCGATGACCTGATCTGGCTGGGGCAGAACAGCCAAGGCACCGGGACCGTCTGGCTGGCGAGCAATTATACGCCGCAGAGGATTTCGACCCACGCGATCGAGAACGCTATCAAGAACGCCGGAGCTTTGGCGTCCGCAAGCGCCTACGCCTATCAGGATAGTGGACATCAATTCTACTGCCTGACCCTGCCGAACTACGGAAGCGGCGGAATCACCTTCTGCCTTGACCTCACGGCAACAAAGCAGACCGGAAAGCCGCAATGGCATCAGCGGGCCTCTGGATCTCCCGGTAACTTCACCCAGCATCCAGGCTATAAGTCGATCTTCTGGAACCGTGAAGGTTCTGGATATTCCGCTGTCAATGTGGTCTGCGACAATGCGACCAACAAGCTCTATTTCTTCGACCGCACGAACGCGACGGACAATGGAACGGCGCGGTCCTGGCTTCGAAGCTTTCGAGCCGTCAAAGAGCCGTCTTTCCAGCCGCGTCCCTTTGAGTCCTTGCAACTCGATATGGCGACTGGCGTAAGCGTTTCGGGATCCCCCACCGTCAATCTCTCTTGGTCTGACGATGGCGGGAACACCTTCAGCCCGACCATGAGTGTTTCGTGCGGAACGACTGGACAAACCTCATTGCCGGTGAAGTTCAATTCTCTTGGGTCCACCACCCTGCAAAACGGCCTGGATAGGATTTTCCAAGTCAGCAGCACACTTACAAGCTCGACGAATTACCAAGTGGCGCTGATGGGCGCGGAGATCATGCCTTGAGTAAGCCATTTCTCATCACCGGTCTTCCCCGGTGTAGGACGATGTGGCTGTCAGTGGTGGCGACGGGAAAGAATTCAGTATGCCACCATGAGCCGATAAAGGCCATGAAAACATGGCGGGATGTTTATACCTTGTGGTCTGGGAATGAGGTCGAATATATCGGCGTCTCGGACTCTTCCATGGGTTTTCATCTCGGGGAAATCCTCGACAGAGCCCAACCCCGAACACTGATTGTCTGGCGTCCTGTGAATGAGGTTGAAGCCTCATTGAGACGGCAGGGGTTCCCGGTCACATCGGACTATTGCGCCTTGCTGGAGCGGCGCATGAACGCTTTCCGAGGCCATCCGCTTGTTGCATCGGTCGAGTTCTCGGCCCTGTCTGACCCGGATGTTGTCGCGCTATGCCTTCGCCACCTGATGCCAGAAGCTTGGATCGACATAAACCGTATCGATGACTTGATGAACAAGGTCATTCAGGTTGATCCTTACGAGACCATGGCAAGCGCCGCGAAGCGGATAGACGATCTCCCGTCGCTTCTCGGGGAAGACGTTATTTCTGAGATCAGGTTCCTGTGACGCGGCGGTTTTTCAGGATTTGCTCTGGCCTAAATGTTGGGCCGGCAATGGCGCAGATTGAAGCGCATCCAGAGTTTTGGAATGAACACACGGCCCGGACCTATGAAGGTGGGGCTTTCGAGAAATGCCCTGATATCTGGCTTCGGTATCGCGACCCTTCAGAACTTCAGTGCCCAGCCGATTACCTGGCCCCACATATGGCGGTTTTCTATCCAGCCTGGGATGTCCTGACCGAGCTACACGATATCGTCTTCTCCATGATGTACCTGACCAGATCGGTCTATCTCGGGGGAGTCTTGATCACGAAAAAGCCCCCTGGGGCAGTGATCGCCGAGCATTCTGATGCAGGGTCATGGCACGCCGAGACGATGGACGCGAAAGCCTTTATCACCCTAAAGGGTGGCAAGGGGTGCGTTTACCGATGTGCCGAGGATCAGCAGGAATTTGAGCTTGGCGAGGCGTGGACGTTCAATAACCTCCTGCCTCATTCGGTCGAAAATCATTCTGAGGAAGACACCGTGACGTTGATCGTATCCATGCGATCCGCCACCGGAAATTTTCTCAATCTGAAGTAACTAGCCCCGCTGTGAAGCGGCGCAGCCCATTGATGGAGGTCTATCATCCCCTGGGGAATCGCCGCCTTAGGCGCAGCCTCGATTGCAGGAGCAGTGATTAGCGGGAATGCCGCCGATTCTGCAGCGCAAACGC